CTTGGTATGCTTTTTGGTGGGGGTATGTCTATTGACAATGCAATGAGTGAGCATCCCATGCCCCCCGACCTCCCCGACCACTACCGACCCAAAGCCGAGCCCAAGCGAACGATCGATATCTCCGCGCTGGTCAAGCCTAAGCCTTTTAAGATGAACCGGAGAGTGTGATGCACTACGAAACCGTTGGCGGCCAAGTCACTCAAGGCATGAACTATCTCAAGATGCTCGATCTGCTCCGCGAACTCCAAGAAGCCACTGCGCTGCAAGGCCACCTTGTCCGTGCCCAAGGCTCCACCGCCAAAGACAACGCCCTAGCCGATGGCTGGATCTGCATCAGCGAGAACCTCAAGATGATGGAACGGTTTGTCACTACCATGGCCCAAGGAAAGACACTTCAATGAACGAGTCATCAACACCTTGCAAACACGAGAATGCAAAGGTTTGGTTTTACAGAGACGATGACGTCTACATGCTCTGCCCTGCTTGTAATGCAAGATGGTGTATCCCATCTAAAACAACCTACCCCGAAAGTCCCGTAAATGGCACTAAGCAACTCAATCCAAGCATTCCCTGACTGCCACGAGTTCTTCGAGGCAGTTGCGGATGATCCACAAGGTGGCCGGATTTGGAAAGGCACATTTCAGGCCGCGCATGAGTTTCGGCACAGGTGCCATCAGTTTCGACGGCTGCACCGGAAGCAGAACGAGAAGATCTATGAGAAGGGTCATATCATGCATGGGTGTAGTGAATATGATACGCTTAAGCTCCAGCTCAAGGAAGATTCGAGCGGAGAATGGTGGGTTTATGCAGTGCAAATGAGGAATGCGCCGAGGAGTATTGAGTTGTTGAGCGAGGTTGAACCTGACCCAGCGTTGCTTGAAGGGGAGTATGAGACAGTGAATCGACTGCTGCTGGAAGACCATAGCGAGGACCACAATGGCAACTAAAGCCCCACCAGAAACCTACCTGCGCTATTGGGAAGCCGCAGCGCAGCAGGAGATTGGGATTTGTGTTGAGGTAGACCCAGGGGATCAGGCGCTGTTTGTCAATCTCCTTTACGATGCCCGCAATACCTTCGGCGGGTATGAGGACATGATGATTCTGCAACCCAACCCACCCGGGACGATTTTTATCAGGACTAAGGAACTAGCGGAGATGGAGGAATGACCGAAGGCAGCACCGAGCGACACTCAATCTCCTGCAAGATCATCCGCGAAACGGAAAAGGCTTGGTTCATCGACACAGGCACCGAGAAGATTTGGTTCCCCAAGAGCCAAGGCGAGGTTTATCGGAATAAGGATGGCACCCACGATCTCTTTGGCGAGGAGTGGATCATGAAAGAGAAAGGGTTGATATGAGCAGCAAGGAACGCCGTGCTGAGAAGGCTCGTGAATGGGAAGAGGAACAGCGTAAGGCTGATATTGAGCGCCATCGTCGAGAGAACCTAACCATGTGGGAACGGATTGAAGAGTTTGTTAAAGACGAAGAGTTGAAGAACATTCTTCATGCATTGGCTGAACACACAGGGTTGGAGGATTAATATGAGCAACGAGCCCGACGAAACCAATGATCCATTATCTGTGGCCCCATATTTGCTCGAGCCCGATGACCCAACCGATATAGATGAACTCATGCGGAGGATTGATGAGGAGATCGAGTTTGGGAGCGGGATTGTCACGCCGAAGTATATTGATGCGGTGGTTGCGTATCAGCGCCAGCAAAGGGCGCGGAGGGTGGCTGGGGTGAAGACGAAGAGGAGTGAGGATGATGGGCCGAGGCTGGATATCAATCAGTTGCTCAACAAACCTGTGTTTAAAATGAACCGGAGGGTTTGATGGAATACTCTTGGTTGACTGATGCGCAACTCGAAATGCTTGTTAAAGACTTGCTTGAGGCCGCTCATGATGCACCCAAGACAGGCAACGCTTGGACACAACGATCAAACGATTGGCTGAAGGCTTCTACTGAACTCGATCGTAGACGCGGGATTAGACAATGACCGACCAGCCCGATGCCCCCTCTCCGTTCCTTCCCGGAACCAAAATCCAATTCGCCTGGGACAGTACCTCGATCGGCGCGATTAAGCTCTGCCCGAGGTACTACTACTACACCATCATCTGCGGCTACGTTCCCAAAGACGAACCCGTTCACCTGCGCTTTGGGATTGAATATCATGAGGCTTTGCAGAACTACGAAATCTCTCGCGCGGAAGGGATGGATTTCAACGACGCGGTTAGGGAGACGATGGGAAAGCTATTGGTGAGTTCCCATGACTTCGATCCGGACCCGACAACCAAGGCAGGGAATTACAAAAACCCGGAGACGCTGAGGCAGCTTGTGGTGGATTACCTCGACGAGTTCCGGAGCGATCCGTGTAAGACGTTGATCCTCGCTAACGGCAAACCTGCTGTGGAGTTGAGCTTTAGGTGGGAGTTGGACTGGGGCCCGCGAACGACCGATGAAGGTAGAATTACATACGCCCAACCCTACATCCTCTGCGGCCACCTTGATCGCGTGGTGACCTACAACGACGATCTATTCGTCCTCGACCACAAGACCACCCAATCCGCGCCGACGGATTATTACTTCGCTGGGTTCAGCCCGAACAACCAAGTGACGCTGTATTCCCTCGCAGGTCAGATCGTCCTCGACTCTCCAATGCGCGGGGTGATTATCGAGGCTGCGCAGATCCTGCTTGAGACCCCCAACCGCTTCGCCCGGCGACCCATCTACACCAGCGATCAACTAATCCACGAATGGCTTGGCGACCTCGAACCCGTGCTCCAAATGGCCGAGGATTACGCCCGTGCGGAGTATTGGCCGATGAACGACACGGCGTGCGGGATGTATGGTGGATGCAAGTTCCGTGGGGTTTGTTCCAAGAACCCAGAAGTGCGGAAGCATTACCTGAATGCTGATTTCACTCAGCTTGAGGAAGGTTTGAGATGGAATCCTTTAAAGGCACGGTGATACGATGCCCAATATGCCACACAGCGGTTGATGAAAACCTAAGGCCGCAGTGCGTGCATCTTCGTCGAAACAAGAAGCATGTGCATGTCCAAGGTCAAAAGTATTCCTTGATCCCAAAATGGCGCAGACGGCGTGGCGGAAAGACAGGACAGATGAAGTGACTGAGCCCAGACAACTCCGTGCAATCCTTCCACTTCTCAAAGCCCGTGTGATCGACCGCGGGCTGGATTATTTCACAATCAGCTTCGGACCGGAGTATGGTTCGCCAACCCAGATCCGGATCCAATGCAACATGGATATGTACGACCTGCATGATGGAGATTTGTTAACGCTTTACACCGAAGTATTACTATCCAAACCCAAAGGAACCGCGTGATGCCCGAAGGTGATCTCGAGATCAAGCCAGTCAACATGGCCCAAACCATGTCTATCCTCGCCAGTTCACTGGTAGCTACCACAACGATCTTCTACAAACCCGAGGACACAGATGAACACAAGGTGATGATCACCTACGTTTGCTTCGCCGTGTTCTTCAACCAACTCGCGAGGGAGGCAAAGCACAAAGACAAAATGATCGGAGTGCTGGAAGCTGTCCTTGCTGAACTCAAGGAGCCTGAGTGATGCCTTCCCTCGCCGATCATCAATCCAATGACCTTACCAAGCTTCTCCTCATCGGCGATGCCAAGACCGGCAAGACCGGATCGTTGGTGAGCCTTGTCAAAGCAGGCTATAAACTCCGCATCCTCGACATGGACAACCTCCTCGACAGTCTCAAGTACCAAGTCCTCCGCGAGTGCCCGGATCTCCTCAACAACGTCGAATACCGTACCCTCCGCGATCGATACAAACCGACACCGTTGGGCCCAGCCCTCGATGGTAAAGCCATGGCATTCATCTCTGCAATGAAAATGCTCGACAAATGGAGCTACGATGATGTTAACCTGGGTTCCCCTGCCGAATGGGGAAGTGAGAGTATCCTTGTCATTGACAGCCTATCTCGACTCTGTGACGCTGCCTATGACTTTCACCAATCCATTGCCCGTCCGGGTAAGTCAGGCGAAGTTGACGGCCGAGCAATCTATGGACTTGCACAAGATGCTGTTGAAATGGTACTCAGCAATCTTACAAGCGACGCCTTTCAAACCAACGTCATCGTCATCGCCCACATCGCGTATCAAGACCAACCCGACGGGACCAAGAAAGGCTTCCCACAAGGGGTTGGGCAAAAGCTGAGCCCGAAGATCCCGCAGTATTTCTCGAGCGTGGTGCTCTACACCAACGTCCGGGACAAACGCACCATCAAGACAAACTCCACCATGCTTGTCGACCTCGCCAACCCCAAGCCGTTTGAGATGTCGCCGGAACTCCCCATCGAAACCGGTCTGGCGACCTTCTTCGAAACTCTGCGCGGGCCAACAGCCGCAGCCAGCGCAGACAAGCCCAAAGCGGTTACTTTGAAAAGGAGATTGTGATGATTACACCCAGCATTGGACGCGTCATGTGGTATTGGGCAGATAAGCTGGCCCGCAAGGAACAGCCTCAGGTTGCATTGGTCA